TTCAAATCCATCATCTGGAATAGTGACCGTGAGATGTGATTTTGTTTCTGTTCCCAATGGTGTAGATAAAGCAATAAATCTTGGAATTAATACGACTGGATTTTATGGAAGATATACTTGGAGTAAAATATATGATTATCAAAATAGAGCAAGAGAAAATCCAAAAGACTTTGTTGTAAATACGAATGATGGACTGACTGGATTATCTACAGCAGCAGAAGTTTATAGAACTCGTGGTTTGATTTAGTAATAAATAGAAAAAAAGTATACGATTAAAATGTCTGCAATTATATCAGATCAATTTAGGATAATGAATGCTGAGACTTTCACAAAAAGTCTTATTGGTGTTGGAGATACGGCAAATACTTATTATACTTTTATAGGACAACCAAATGCTTTGAATTCTCAAGCAAATGGATCAGCATCTTGGGGGGAGGGATTACCTCCATTGGATGGGTTTAAAGAAGAATGCGAAATAAAAGAGACTATTATTTCTATGAAAAAAGTCACTAGAAGTGACGTGAGAAGAATGGTAAGAAAAAAAACTTGGGAAAGTAATTTTACCTATGAAATGTATAGACATGACTATACAGTTTATAATTTATCCCCAATTACAAACTCTACATCATTATATGATGCAAATTATTATGTAATTAACGATGATTTGAGAGTTTATATTTGCCTACAAAATGGTACAGATCCAGAAAATCCAAAAGGAAAACCGTCAGTAGATAAACCAGATTTTGTAGATTTGGAACCAAGACCTGCGGGAACAAGTGGTGACGGATATATTTGGAAATATCTGTATACGATCAAACCATCTGAAATTGTAAAATTTGATTCCATTGAATTTATTCCAGTTCCAGAAGACTGGGGAACAGTCGGTGAAAGTATTTCAATCAAAAATAATGCCATCAATGGGAAAGTACAAATTTTAACTATAAAAACTAGAGGTTCTGGATATGCTCCAATTTCAAAAACATTTGTAAATATTCCAATTCTTGGTGATGGCACTGGAGGAAAAGCAACTGTTATAGTTGATTCTTTTGGGAAAGTTTCAGATGCTTATGTTACTGATGGTGGAATTGGATATACCAAAGGAATTATTCAATTTGAACCAGGGGCACCAGGAATTCCAGATGAATTAGTAAATACTGGAACAATTGCTAGTTTTGATGTAATTATTCCCCCCAAAGGAGGTCATGGTTATGATATCTACAGAGAACTTGGTGCTTATAGAGTTTTAGTTTATTCTCGTTATAATACCGATGAAACAAATCCTGATACTATTATTGGAAATGATTTTGCTAGAATCGGAATTATCAAAAATCCAACAAAAATAACGAGTGATGTTGAACCATTAGATGCAGCAGAAGTAAGTGCTCTGAAAGCATTAAAATTAACTGGTGTTGCTACCACATTAACAACTTATGCAGTTGATTCTACAATCACTCAAACAGTTAGTAGTGGCACTGTTGCAATTGGTTTTGTTGCTTCGTGGAACAATATAACAGGTGTCTTGAAATATTATCAACCAGTTGGACTAGCAACAGTTGGGGTTGGATATAAAATTAATGATTTTAGTTCTACTGGTTCATCTTTGGTAATAAATGGTGCTGCTTCTGGAACACCACTAAGTATTGATACTTCTTTTACTGGCATTAGTACCGTAATAAATAATAGGACATATCAACTGGGAAGCAACTTTGTTGCTGGTATTGCGTCTGCAGAATACAATAAAAAGTCTGGTGAAATCATTTATATTGACAACAGACCACCAATACCAAGATCAGCAAGTCAAAAAGAAGATATCAAAATCGTTTTGGAGTTCTAAAGAAAAATGCCACAGAATACTAACCTAAACGTATCTCCATATTTTGATGATTTTGATGCGACAAAAGGGTATCAAAGAGTTTTATTTAAACCAGGAACCCCAATTCAAGCAAGGGAATTAACAACTCTTCAATCAATTTTACAAAATCAAGTTGAAAAGTTTGGGAAACATTTCTTCAAAGAAGGTTCTATGGTTATTCCGGGTCAAATTGGTTATGACTCGGAATATAGTTGCGTACAAATTGATGACGCACATTTGGGAATTCCAGTATCATCATACATTGATAAGTTTATAGGTAAAAGTATAAAAGGGGAAACAAGTGGTGTTACTGCGGTAGTAGAAAATTATATTACAAATACAGTATCAGAAAAAAATAACTACACACTATATGTAAAGTATAAGAGTTCTAGTGATACAAATTTTACAAATAAAACTTTTGTTGATGGTGAAAATTTAATTTCATTGGAAAATGTGGATTACACATTATCTTCAATTAGAGCAAATACATCTTTTGCGACTTCGATTATTTCTGGTTCTATTGGTAAAGGGTCTGCAGCAAAAATTGAAGAAGGTGTGTATTTTGTTCGTGGATTCTTCATTACTGTTCCAAAACAAGTAGTAATTTTAGACCAATACACAAATACTCCAACATATCGTGTTGGTCTTTTGATTGACGAAGAGATTGCAGTAGCATCAAATAATTATAATGATTTGTTTGATAATGCTCAAGGATTTTCAAATTATGCTGCTCCAGGTGCTGATAGATTAAAAATTTCTACAACTTTAATCAAAAAAGAAATTGATGATTTTAACGATCAGGATTTCGTAGAATTGTTACGAGTAGAAAATGGTGGATTAACAAAGTTTGTAGATAGAACTGATTATAATTTAATTAGAGATGAATTAGCAAGAAGAACTTATGACGAATCTGGTGATTATTATGTAAGACCCTTTGATATTAATGTAAAGGAATCGTTAAATGACAGAATTGGAAATAATGGAGTTTATTATTCAAGCCAAAAAACTAAGCAAGGAAATAATCCATCAAAAGACCTTGCTTGCATTTCAATAAGTCCAGGAAAAGCATACGTCCGTGGATATGAAATTGAAACGATTAGTAATACTATTGTAGATATAGAAAAACCAAGAACAACAGAACGAGCAGAGAATGCATCAATTCCATTTAATGTTGGAAGACAGATTCTATTAAATAATGTCTTTGGTTCTATTGCAGTTGGATTAACAACACAAGTAAGTCTTTATGATACCAGAACAGCAACACCAGGATCTTTATCTGGAACAAAGATTGGAGTTGCTAGACTTTATGATTTAAAATTAAAAAATGCAGCATATTCAAATGCTTCAACTCAATTTGAAAGTTCTCTTTATGATATTCAAACATATACAGTATTGACAATTAACACTGCATTGACACAAACTGCTCCAGCATATATTGAAGGAAAAAATAGTGGTGCTAAAGGATATTTGGTTAGCAATGCATCATCTACCACTTTAACATTATATCAAGTTTCTGGGTCATTTATAGCAAATGAGCAAATTAAAATTAATGGTTTAGACATTTCTCGCACAATCACATCAGTAAAAGATTATTCTTTATCTGATGTTCATCAAATATACTCTCCTGGATTTACTGCTGACCCAATTTTATCAAAAAATTTATCAGTTGCAGAACCAGGAACTCAATTTACTATTACTGGTAATAGTGGTGGAATTTCTACAGTAACAACTTCAAATCAAAACTTTTATGTTGGAGTTAATGTAGGTGATATTGTATCATACACAAAACAAGGGGAAAGTGTACCTACTTACAATAGAGTTTCTGCTGTTAGTGGATCCTCAAGATCTTTAACTATTGTAGCAACGACTTCTGTTTCCGGTGTTTGTTCTGGTGCTCTTCCAGGTTCAACTATTACTGTAAATGACTTCAAAGTATCATCTTTGGACGTTTTAAATACACAAAATGCCTTTTTATACGCACGTTTAAATAATTCAAAAGTTTCAAATTTAGATTTAACTGGTTCTGATGTAGTATTCAAAAAATCTTACACTATTACTGCTGGTGAATTTAGTGATGGTGCCTGGAGTGCGACATTAGAAACAGACACTTCTTTAACGTTTGAACCATTTGATGAGGAAGATTATAATTTAACTTTTGCCGATGGAACTGTAGCAGTATTAGATAACCAAAAATTAGTTCCAAGTGGAAGAACCATATCTATTCAAAATATTACTGTAAATTCAGGTGCAGCAATATTAACTGCTACTCTCAAAAAAGTAAACACAAAAACTCGCAAAAAGATATACAATAGATGCTCTAGTCTAACAATCAACAAAACTTCTTCTGGTGTTTCCACATCCACAAGTGGTTTAACTATCAGCACTGTTTATGGATTAAGAGTTGAAGATGATGAGATTTCATTAAATGTTCCAGATGTAGAATCAGTTATTGGAATTTTTGAATCATCTTCATCTTCAACTCCAACATTACCATCAATTACATTAATTGGATTAAATTCAAATATTTTAAATTCAATTAAAGGTGAAAGAATAATTGGTAAAGACACTGGAGCAGTTGCAAGTTTAGCATCAAATGATGGAACAAATGAAGTAAAATTTGTTTATTTGAATGAAAATATTTTTTCTGTTGGTGAAAAAGTTACATTTGAGGAATCTCAAATTTCTGGAACTGTTGACTCAATTCAAGTTGGTGATAAAAATATTAGAACTAACTTTATTTTGGATGAAGGACAAAGATCAGAATACCTTGATTTTTCTAGAATTATCAGAAAACCGCAAATTGCTGCACCAACCAAGCAGATAACAATTATTTACAATAATTATACAATAGATTCATCTGATGTTGGTGATTTTGTTGGAGTAAATTCTTACGATAAAGATAGATATGGAGATGACATATCATCAGTTGACGGAATATCTTTAAGTGATGTTATTGATTTAAGACCAAGAGTTGCTCCTTATTCTGGCACAAAATCACCATTTGAGTACGAATCTAGAATATTTACTGG